TGTTATAATTTCGTTCATATATTTATAAAATGGGGTGTGAGGTTTTATGTAGTTGCCTCACAGGGTCAAATGATAACCAGCACACATGGTTGCCGCTACAATCCCTTAAAATTAGTCAGCGTTTTTTCGGATGCGCTGCCCCCGTTGTCCCCTGCTGATCAGGAGTTCCCAACCTAGCGAGGAAAGTGTTAATTAAAACGGAATGTCATCTCCATCCGAATCCTTGGCCCGTGCTGGAGAAGATTTGGCCTTTGCAGGGGTTTTGGTTGCGCCTTGATCCTTTGGCTTGACTGACAAGCTAAAGAACTTCTTACCATCCTTCTTGGACTCTTTTATCCACCCGTTGAGCCAGTAGTCAGTTCCCTCAATGTTGATGGATCCGTTGTAGTCTGGATGGGTGTCCAGTTCTTTGCGGTCATTTTTGAAGAGTGATCCGCGATTAGTGTTATCGTATTGGTCTGCCATATTATTATAGTTAGTTTATATTATTGCAGCGTTTTTGTGGTGTGCTGCCACCAAGTCTGCATTTGTTTGCAGAAAGTGTAATGTTATGGTTAGTCGCTCCAGCAATCGTAGCTACCCTCGTAGACATATCCATTTTCGTCCTTCGTCTCATTGAACGTGAACGATTGACCAAACATATCGTGAGATGCACAGATGGATTCAACGATAAGGTTCGATAGATAGGACTTGGAAGTGATGCGGAACTTGCCCCAGTCCCGTGTGCCACTGGCATTGCGAGACTTGTCTGCCTCGACTGTGATTGTGTTGAGAGGTTTCATTTAGTAGTTGAACGTGTTTCCCCCGTACACTTGGTTTGGATTCCTGCGGCTCCACTCATCGTGGAAATACTGTGCGTCAGAGTCGTTACGCTCGGCCTTGTCAGCAAAGTATTGCTCTGGGTCTTGGTGTTTGCGGTTAACCCGTGGAGATTCATCATCGTCCTGCGGGTCGAAGTCTGGTAGTGTTTTCATTTGATATGGTGTATTTATTGGACTGACTCCACTACATCTAGGGTCAAAATTGAAATTCGTCAACAGAATTTTCGTCGATGTGTGAAAAATATTTATCGTAGATTTCTTTTGCCTTTTCGTATTTTTCCTGAGCGTCCGCAAACCTAGATTTGGTGCGGGTCTGCCAGATTGCTGTTGCGGTATCGAGTAGAAAGCAAGCCTCGTCGAAGTGGTGATCAATGTTCATCGATTTGTTCAAATCTAGAAATATCTCCGCGCATTTTTACAGGAACGAACACGTCACGTTGACCACGCCGATTCTTGTCTATTCGTACACGCGAAGTTGGTTGGGTTTCTGTTTTGCGTTTAAATGATGACGCTTCTTTTTTCTTCTCATCAGGGTGAGTGATGATGACCAGAAAGTCAGTGTGGTGACCGATTGCGCGGGACTCGCGTACTGCACCTTCATCGTTGAGTTGACTCGCAGTCATCACCACGGATTTTGTTTTTAGTGCAGTTAATTTGAGTCTGCGTGATAGTTCACTCACTGCCTGTTCGCGGTTATCTGCTGATGGCATTGTGACAATTTGAAGGTAGTCCACAACGATCAGATCTGCCTTGCCAAGTGATGCAAGTCTCGATGCCTCTGCGACGATTTCTCCAACCTCGGAGAGATCATCTCTGATCGTTAGATTCATCTGCATGAGTTGAGTTATTGCGCTGGAGATATCCTTTGCTGATGCAACCCCTCTCCACTCTGTGACCCCCTCCATCTCACGCAGCGGCAGTATTGTTTTCCCAAGCAGATTGGAAGCGATACGTTGCAGAATAGCCTTTGCTGGCATCTCTAATGAAAATATGGCAACTGATTTTCCGTTCAGCAATGCCTGTAGTGCAGCTTGGTATAGCAGGATGGATTTGCCTCCGCTGGTCTGCGCTCCGACAACGAGCATCTCTCCCCTCCTAGCACCTCCACCCAGCAGTTTGTCCAGCTTGGGAATTCCAGTTGGAAAATTCTCCAATGGGGTCTTGTCCTCCAGATCATCCAAAAAGTCGTTTAAATGGGCCTTCACGTCCTTGCATTGACTCTCTGGTACGATTGCATTAGCGAAGGACTCCGCAAGGCTAGAGAGGTCTGCTTTCATAGCGCATACGTCATCATGGTTATCCTCCCACGTTCTAATGGCATCCCGATACCCTTTTGCTTTGATGAGTTGGGATCGGTAGTCCGCTGCGGTTTCCACGCACATAGCACCGGGCGATAAGAAGATTGTCTGGAGTATTTCCAAGACCCCATCCTTCCCTCCACAGGCATTTAGTTTGCCAGTTGTCTCTAGATCACTCAATGCCCCTAGTGCATTGGTGCTTCCAGTCCGCTGGTACACTCTCTCCAGTGCCGTGAAGATGAGTTTGTGTTGACTTAAAGCAAACAGATCTTCTGACCATGCGAGGTGCGGTAGAACCTCTGGGTCGATTGCGATAAGCGATAGTGCAGCTTTTTCTGCGGTGATTGCGATTGGTGTGTTTTTCATTTGGTTAAGAAGGCTGGAGTGTTTTCACCGACATATGCGCCTTGAACATTAAACTCAAAATATTCTTCAGCTTCCTCGCTTGTCATATCTTTCATTAAGATTTCTATGCACTTCTTTCTGTCGTATACTGCAAACGCAGTTGTGAATTGGTAAGCTACACCAATGAAGGCTGACTCAAATCCATCTGCCAAGATGATTGGTTCATCTTCTCCAACTAATTCGGTTATTTTTTTATTTAGTGCTTTCATTTGTTTAAAAAATGGATGATTCCTTTAATTGTATTTCTTTTTTCTGAAATAATATCGTTATGTAATTTCTTTTGTTGTTCTACTAATTCACTGTAATTTAATGAATTGATGTATTCATTCAGTTCTTGCTTGTAACAATTTTCTGGTAAAATTGCATTTTCATTAATGTTATATCCGCTTTTTTGAATGGTTTTCATTGTGTTTGGAGCGAAAAGACAAACAACATCACACATCAACGCTTCATAAAATCGATTTGCCATGAATGCATAGTTTTCATGCGTGTGCTTATCTTCGATGTACAAACTATACTTATAGTTTCTTAACCCTTCCATTCCAACTTCCCACTTTAATGGCTTGATGCAATTTGACGTGCATTCTAGAGCTTTGAATTTAGTCCAGTGCTTAATGCTTGCTGAGATAGTAATTCCTTGATGCAGATAATTTTTAAAATCATCACACCTATGCTTCCTATATGTTCCGTAATATATTGTCCCAGATCTGTCTGTTTGTATTAGATCTTTTTTGATCTGAGTATCATTTCTGAATATCAAACAATTTAAGTTGCAGGTATGCCAGTTATTGATGAAATCATTTAACTTCTTTTCAGCAATGTTTTTGCTTAGAATCCAATGACGATATCCGTTTCTTGGATTGTTACATATCATATCGTAACTTCTTCCTCTTTCAGTGATTGCATATCTTAATAGTTGATTGTCTTCTAAATCATGGTCATTTACTAACCATATCAATCTAGCTTTTGGATTGTTGTCTAGCACCTTCCTGTATTCATTGTGTGGCATATATGGAGATGCGTAGCAGCAAATGATAACATCATAATTTTTATCCATTGCTTTTGGTATTCCATACTCTCCATCTAACAAGTCTGCGTTTAACTCATTTTTTAGAATAAGAGAGTTCCTGCAATGAACTATTGAAGTATCACTGTAGTCTTCTGCCAATGGTTTTGTTTTGGATGTGGATTCAATTATTAGAATATTCATATTAGCAAGCCCGTTGGTAAGTATCTTGTGCTTTATAAACCCACTCAGCTTTGAATCCCTGCCATCCCCTGCTCACGCATTCAGTGATTGCATCCTCCAGCGTCCAACCTGCGTTGTCCGCTTCGTTCTGGATGGCATTGAGTGCTGTTTGGGTCAATGGTGATTTCTTTGCCTTCCTGATTTTAAGAAAATCATGCCAGACCTGTTCAGGAACTGAATCTGGTCTATTTATATTTGAAGATGAAGATGAAGAAGAAGAAGAAGATGAAGGGGTTGGTTTTTGCTTATCCTTACTTTCATCATCAAGGTTATCTGGAAGGTTAACCTTACCCTTAACCT